TAGTAATCTCCTAGTAGTAACATTTTATAAACTCTCATGGCACCCTGTTTCATAAAAGGGTTTATCCATCCTGTTTCTAGTCTTAACTCTACTGGATCTCCTGCATCATCATATTTTTCTGAATTTTGTTTAAATACTTTGTTACCGTTACCGTCTTTATGAACGTAGTAATAATCAGAGTCTATAACTACTGAGCTATCTCCTCTATGATTTCCATAAAGTACCCAAAATTTTCTATAATAATTAAAGACTAAGGCTTGTCCTTCAGAGGTTAAAAACCTTATCTCATTCTCTTTTGGGTAGATGTCACCCTTTGTTATTGTTAAGTTATTATAATCTTCTACATCTGCACCTACATACTCTAACCCTAAAGACCTAGATAGTAGATAAATACCTTTTCCTGTTTTAAAAAAGATACCAAATGGTGTTAGAACAACGCTGTTTTTAACAGAACAACCTACATCAGAGGATATAAGTTGAGGTTCAATAAAAGTATCTTGTTCTCCAAGATTATTAGGACCATCACCTGCTAGGTAAAATATAGCATTTTCTTTAAAAATTACAAGCTTATCGTCCATAGCTTTTAAAGCTACTATATCACCACCAACTTGAGACACTAAAATACTAAGAGTATCGTTCATTTCAATTCCTACTTTTGATGATAGTAGTTTTGAAAACCTTAACTCTAGTTTATTTTCTAATCCTGCTATAAATAGTCTATTCTTAAAACTAGAAATTATAGAACATGAAGGAGGGCTTGTGTTTTCTAAGACTCCGCCTGTAGTATAGAGAGTTTCATTGCTTATTAAGTCAGTGTCTTTTGTTTTATCTAAAAATAATAACCAATCTGCTGTAGGTTGATTATCTACAGGTTGAAAGGTTTGAGAAGTTGTAAACTGACTGTCTGCATTAGTTTTGTAAAATATAGTACCATTAGCTGTTGTTCTATAAACTTCTATGTAAACATTATCTTTTTGAGTAAGGGGTATAGAAGGTATGTAAACTTCTGAAGATAAAAGGTAAGCATCACTTGCAGTATGAGCATAGTCAAAACTAACTTCGTCGGATAATCCTGATCTATGAATATTACCTTGAGCATCTGCCCAAGTAAATATAGCTTTGTATCTATAAGTGTCTGTACCAGACCCTGGTCTTATAAAAGCATAGTTTGTACTTGTACCTGCTGCTCTATTTCCTAAAAATAATTTAGCAGGAGGATAGTTAAAGTTTTGTTCTACTAAAACATTTCCATCATAGGCTTTTAATTGACCACCGGAGAAATGCAAATTTTCTGCAAGTTCTTCTGTCTGATTTACTATCTCGTTACTAAAGTCTAGGATTGTACTATTTACTCCATATAAAGAATAATAGTTTGTAGTCCCTGTTGTTCCACTTTCTATTACACCTTGTAACTTATTAACTGTTAAAAACTTTTCTGAGTTAATAGCTGGAACATTACTAAGGCTAGGTACAGTATAAATTGCATTAGTGTTTGTACCACTGTAGTTAGAAAATAAACCGTCAGAGACTCCTGCTCTTTTTCTTATAGAGTTTAGTAAACTACCACCTGTGTTTTGACTAATTTTAGATTGTATAGAGCCATCAGATTTTGCTACATAATAAGTAGCATACAACTCAGCTTCTCTTATTGTAGTTGTATAAACATTCTGATCTTGGACAAAAGCTTTTGTAGCTAAACCAACTCCTCTCATTATTGTAGAAGCTGTACCTGCTGTTCCTGTACTATAACTATATGTATTTTTTCTTACATGATGATTTGACCATGTGTAGTCTAAGTCTGCTGTAGTAGAAGCTGCTGTAGTTCCTGTGCTTATAGTATAAACAGCAGGAGCAGACTCGTAGACTTGGTACAAGACTTGATAAGTAAAACCATCTACGGTAGCACAAGTTACATTTACAGCAGAATCAAAATTAGCAGAAGTTACATCTTCTATCGTAGTAGGAGCCTTAACTTGAGTAGCATCAGCTCCGAGTATGGCTAGTTTTACAACTCCACTTCCATTAGCTGTTACTAGTACAAATTTTCCATAAAGATCAACATGTAAGTCTATAGCATTTGCAGGAGCTATTGAAACTCCAAAAGGGTCTATGTTTGTAGTAAATGAACTTTCATTTGGATAACGTCTAGCAAATTTTAATTCACTTGCAGTGTTGTCATAGTAGCCTACTATTATAGATAATTTACTAGAAGCAACATCATATTTTTTAGCTGCATTAAGTGTAGCTATTGTTACTTCTGCTGTAAAAGCTCCAGAAGTGTCAAAGCTTAAACCGTCTCTTAGGTATCCTAGTAGATCAAACTCTTGAAACTTTAAAACATTAGAACCATCAGTCCCAAATAAGTATAATTTATTAACAAAATTTACAAGTCTTAATTGACCTGTTCTACTAGAACTTGGAACTGATTGGTTATATAAAACATAAGAACCAGTTTCATCATCAATAACAGATAGTTTGTGACTAGAACCTTCCATATAAAGAAATACTTTATATCCTTCTACATAGGCACATTGTAACTCTGATTGTTCTTTTCCATTTTGTACTACTATGTCAGACTTAGGAACTATGGCGTCAAAACTTCCTTCGTTTTCAAATACTTTTAGTCCTGCGCTGTAACTATAAATTTGATCTCTAGATACCCATAATAATTGATTTTTATACTTAGTAACTCCAATTGGAGTCTGTGCTTGAGTACCACCAATCTGATTTCCTTTTATTTGATCATAGCCGTATCTTTTATTAAATTCTCCATTTTTTTCAAAAGATACGTTTTCTACTAAATCAAAGTCTCCAACAGGTAGATCTTTATCATCAAGTTTAGTATTAATACCTTGATCTAGTTGTAGATGTAATCCTTGTTTGTTAAGAGCCATGATTTCTCCTATATTACATCATAATTAACAGAGTTACCTCTAGAAATAAAAGTAGCCGAGCCATAGTTAGAAGCTATAACATATGTAGAAGCCCCATCTACTTGATCTGTTCCAGTTATTTGAACCGTTACATTGTTAGTGCTTCCTGAGCCGCTTATGTCTTTTATAATAAAAAACCTACCTGCATCTGCTCCTGAAGCTGCTGGCAGTCTTATAAAAACTGCTGCTGTACTAGAATCACATGCGTAGTAAGAAGCTCCATCAGATTCTGTTATAAGATTAGGACTTCCAGAAGTTCCTCCTGATATTGTATCTCCAAACTTTTCAAATTTTATAGAAGACACACCTGAAGCATTTAATGTAGAACCAGAGGTTAGTTGTACTTGACTTCCACTAGCATTGTTGTAATAAAGGTCTCCGCCTTTAGTAAAAACAACACTTGGAAAACTAGCTGCTGCTAATACAGAAGTTAAGTTTGAAAATCCTGAGTATTTTTTATTTAATGTAGCATAATCTGTTGTACCTGGAGAAAAATCTAAATCTCCATCTATTGTTAAGGCAGAAACTCCAAGGCTTCTTCCTATTGCAGAGTGATCATGCTCGTCTATTTTAGATAGAGCAGTGTTAAGGTCACTAGCCCAAGTTGGTCCTAGCCGTTCACCTGGAGTAGGTAGAACTAAATTCATATAAGTTGTAGTAGATGTTTCAGCCATAATTATTTCCTAAAATATCCATAAATAAACATTTGATAAAGTAGTAGATGCTTTAATATTTATAAATTTATTTCTATCATAATTATTGCCACTTGCATCTGTTAGAGATTCATAAACATCTCCAGTAGCAAATTTTCTCACAACTAAAAACCCTAAAGGTTCTCTTCCTAGTTTATGTTCAACTAAAGTATCAGATGTTGATAAGTCTATTTCTTTAATATAAACACCGTCTACTATTCTAGAGTCTATAACAGGTGTTAAAGACTGTTCTATATTATCTTGGAGTCTGTTAAACTCTCTATTATCTGCTGTATAAACTTTATTGAATCTTCTAAGTGACATTAACTGGTACTCCTGCCAAAAAAGAATTCATTATTTTCTAAATAAACATCTGATACTGATAAAGGATGTCCTGCGTCTCTATTACTTGCAGCTTCCTCTATTCTTTTTTTCATGTCTTTTTTTTGAGCATAAAGAACTGTTACATCACTTTCTTCTTTTTGCAAACATTTCATAGCTGCGTCTATTACTACATACTCTCCATAACCATTTATGTCATCAAAAGTAGTAGTAGAAGTAGCTGGAGTTGTACTGCTAAACTGTTGTGCAGTGGGTACGTACCAAATTTTAATTTCTGTATTAGTATCTGGGGTAGGAGTAAAAACAATAGTTGATCCTACTAATCTATACCTAAGATTAGAAATACCTAACACACTAGATGCTCCACCATTTTGATTTATATTTCTTTCATTAAAATTAAACGGTCTTAGAGTAAAATAATCATTACCATTTAATTTTGCATCCATTCCTCTTAACTTATAAAAGTCCGTAATATTAGGACCAGCAGTAGAACTTGCTATAGGATAAGTATCTTGGTTTGCTGTTGTATTAAAAGTATCACTACTAACATAGTAGTCTTGTCCATATGTTTGTACTAATAAATCATGCAATTCAGAAATAGCAGCATTTATATAAGTTTGCACTTCTAAATCTGAGACAAAATTATTAGACTCCATGTCTGCTCTTTGTCTAACCCTAGATACTAAGGAGCTTTCAGTTATTGAAGCCATTCTACCTCCAAGAGAAAGAGGGCATTAGCCCTCCATCTAGTGTTCTTCTTCTTTATGATCTTCTTTTTTGTAATCTTCTTTGACACATTTTTTGATAAACTCTTTTAGGTGTTTACCAAATTCTTCTTTGTTCTCACTTTTTATAGCTTCAAACATTCCATCTACTTCAGATTTATAACCATGGTCAACTTCTTCCATCATTTTTTCATTATGTTCTTTACCTTCTTCGTAAGAACCTTTTTCGCCTTTCAGCTTTTCCATGATGGCGACCATGAGACCGCCTTTATCTTTTTTAGGACCCATCATAATCATTGCTAGACTCCTTAAATGTTACCTGAACCTACACCGGCAAGGTTAGAGTTTTTAACAACAATCATTAACTTAAGAACGTCACCACTTCTAATATCAGCAAGAGCGCCGTCTTTATCAAGAACAAATAGTTTAATAACTCCATCAGAAGAAACTGATTCAGCTTCTACTTGAAACTGTACTCCACCACCTGTTGAAATAGCAGCAGCATCTAAAAGAACACCTTGAATGTAGAGTAATGCAGGATACTTATCTGAGTCTCCACCTGGAATCCCTAAAGTAATATCATATTCTCCAACAGCAGTATCACTTATAGACTTAATACCAACACTTTTATTTTCAACAAGAGTTGGATCTCCGCCTGCACCGATAGTAGCTTCAAGGAATAAAAATTTAACTTCTTTATCTATAGCTTGTAATCTATTAAAACTTCTGTTTGCCATCTTATTTCTCCTTTAGTCTGAGTGCCATACAACACGCAGCTTGACAAAAAAAGAGAAGCCCCGAAAGGCTTCCCATTATTTAAAAATTATAGTGCAACTCTTACGTTGTACCCAGGACCTCTACATCCTAATTGAGCATAGTACCCAACTCTGACTTCAACAGAGTCAGCAGATGAATCTCTTAAGAATTTAAGACCATCTGAATCAAGAATCTTAGGAGCTTTACCAAGAGAGTAAAGTTTCCAAACATCCATTTGAAGCATGAAAGCTACATCTTTAGGACAGTTTTGATCTGGAACAACTTTTATAGGACCTCTAGGTCCATGAATTAAAACACCTCTAAAACCAATTTCAGGGTTAACTTTAACGTCAACATAAGAAACTTTAGAACCTAAAGCTTTTTCTAAATCAGCAAAGTTAGAGTAGTTCATAAAACAAACATCAGGCTTTCCACCTTCTCTAGCTACTCTAGCAGCAGCACCAATTAAGGCTTCTTCAAGAGGAAGTGATGAACCATCAAAACGAATACCGCCTAAACGAGTAGCATCTGAAGACCTGTTAACACCAAAGAAAGAATCAGTAGAACCAGGAGCAGATGATGGAAGCCATCCACCTAGACCAGTAAGTTTAGCGTCTTTATCACCATCAATATAAATAACTTCAGAAGCAGTAGCACCTGAAGCAGCGTTAACAAGAATAACACCTGTGTCTCTGTTGATAGTAGAAATTTCTTTATTAACAGTAGCTGTACCAAAGTTTAACTGCATACCAACTTCAAAGTTAGTAATGTCATCAATAGTAGCTAGAGTAATAGTATCGTTAGAAGCAGTAGTAGTAGCTAATGAACCAACAACACCGATTTGACCTGAACCATCTCCAAATAGAGAAATAGCAAGTGACCGAGTAGCAGATTCGATAGCTCCATCAATCTCAACAGTAGCAGCTTCCATAAATGCGTTAGCATTCCCTTTTGAAGCTTCTATAGTTTCATTTTGGATTGAAGCTAGAGAGTAATCAGATACTCTAGTAAGCAAAAATGCTTTTAACTGAGTATTAGTTTTGTTAGCTTGAGCATCAGCAAAAGTAGCTGAACGCCCTTGAGGTATTCCGTATTTAATAGGAAGTTTAAGGTTTTCTCCACCAAAATCTTCATACTTTGAAATCATAGCAAGAAATGGATTATCTTTGTAAACCATATTCTCAATTTTTTCTTGAGTGTAATGCTGCTTAAGAGCCGCAGCAAAAGTTGTCATATTTAAAGCCATTTTAAAACTCCTTAAAGTTTAATATAAATTTTTAATCCCATTTTAACATTTTGGCTGCTAAAGCCTTACTCTCATCATCTGATAACTTTCTATCTACTCTTTCATTCGCCTGAGCAGACATGGCATTTGACAGGGTTACTTGCGACTGTCTTGGGGACTCTTCTTGCTCTACATCGTCCTTTAAGTTAAACTTAGAACGAAGTTTCCCTAGTTTTAGCAGCTTTTCAGCTTCTTCTTCTAGGTAGTTTTCAACAGCTTGAGCAGCTTCCTCTATGTCTAGGATTCTACCACTGTCATTATAATGCTCTTCTATCACGTCATAGACTAGTTCGTTTGCTTCGTTTGCTTTTATTAATTCATACTTTTCTAAATTAGAATCAACATACTCGTTTATTTCATTTTTAAAACCACGTTGTATGTCATCATAACGTCTTTGTTCATCACTTTTTTCTTTTTCTAGAAGTCTATTCTCTAAGTCATCAAACTTTTTCTTGTAGTCACCTTCTAGTTCTTCACGCATTAACTTCATTTGCATTTCAGGAGTAAGTTTTCCATCATTTAATGCTAACTCAGTTAGTTTGTCATAGCTAAGACCCATGTCTTCTAGTGCTCTTAGGGGATCTTTTTTAAGTCTGTACTCAAATGGTAACTCAGGCTCTGGTTCAGGTTCTTTATTTACAGAATTAAACCGTTCCTCAAGTTCAGCTATGCGCTTACCATACTCTACTTCTTTCTCTCTGATTTCTTTTTCTCGTCTGCTTAGGGCAGCGAATTTGCGTGAGAAATCGTCATTTTTTTCTGGCTCTCTTGCAGCTTCTAAAGATTCTTCAACTTGTTCAGATGCGTCTGATTCAGAATCTTGGTTCATTACAACATCATTAAGATGCTCGTGACTGTTCTCCATTTTAACTCCTTTAGCTTTTTGGGGTAAAACCCGATCTTTTGATCTACTATTGTATTCTTATTATAATTGTTCTTCTACTATTTGTTCTTCTGTTATAACTTCTTCTTGAGGTACTATACCTTCTTCATCTGGAACACCAAGATCAATAGCTCCTGAAGCTAGTAAATCTTGTTCTTGTGGAATATTTTCAGCTACTTCTGCTGCTGCTGTTGCTGCTCCAGCTTCTGCTAACTCTTGTGTAAGCTCTTGTGGACCAGGAACTTCTTCTCTAGCTCTTAGTAAAAGATTTTGACAATCTTCCATAAACTGTCTTAGGAGTTCAAGTCTATCATCTGGAGCACCTTGAGTTTTGTACATTAAATAGGCTTGTTGTGTTTTTCGTAAGCAGTTTTCAAGGTTTTGGTACGGTTCAGGTGGGAAATACTCACCTTCGTCCATCATTTTTTCTATAATTCTTTCTAAGTTTTTATTGTCTGCGTTTAATAAATTCATAGAAGATTCTAAATCAGGAAAATCTAATAAACTTAAGGCATCTTCTTTGTTTATAAATCCAGCACCTACTAAATCTTGGACATCAGCTAGTCTTGCAGCAGGTGTAGAGGATAGGGCTGAAGTTGGGAATAGCTGCATTAGGTACTTATCTTTGTCCATGTTTACATCTTTCCAGCTAATGCTTTCTACAAACTTTCCATCTTTTGCCTTAACTTTAAAATCACCTTCTGCTAGGTATAGATCTCTAGCCATGTCTATCATAATCTCAGCAGCGTCCATAAAAGCTTTTTCGTATCTTTTAGCTACTGCCATAAATCTTTCAGTTTCAAGATCGTTAAACTCTCTTAGGGCTTTACCTGAATCTAAACCAGCAGGTTTTAAGGACTGAGCAGCTA